CGAAGCATGGAGCAAATCAATACCATATTTAAACAGAGCTACGATACAGGCTACGTTTAGAGAGGTGTTTGAACCATGAGTACTGCTCCTGTATTTAGTGAAGTTCAAAAGATAAACCCTTCTGCAATAATTGAACTTTTTACACTTCAGTTGGACAATGCTTTACACGGAGCAACTACTATTTATAGGTTTCATGCAGGATCAAATTTAAATGCAAATGGTGAGATAGTTTGGGCTGGTGATTCTTATCAAAGATTTCCTATAACAGCAGAAGGTTTTGCTTTTCAACGTGGACAATTACCAAGACCCAAACTCATAGTAAGTAATGCTTTAGGCACAATATCAGGGATTTTAGAAGCTGTTAACTTAGTTACTGCTGGTAATGATTTAACTGGTTCTACTGTTACAAGAATAAGAACAATGGCAAGATTTATTGATGCTGTAAACTTTCCAGGCAACTCTAATCCATTAGGCACACCAGATCCTACGGCAGAGTTTAAACGTGAGATATATATAGTGGATAGAAAAGCTACAGAAAATAGAGAAATTGTAGAGTTTGAATTAGCAGCAGTATTTGATCTTGCTGGTATTAGAGCACCTAAAAGGCAATGTACGAGATCACTATTTCCTAGTATTGGTACGTTTACACAATGAGTTGGAAAAATGATGCATTGGTTCATGCGAAAGACCAAGATCCAAAGGAAGCTGTAGGACTTTTACTTAATATCAGAGGAAAGGAAAAATATTATCCTTGTCAAAATTTATCAATAACAAGTCATCAGGATTTTATTTTAAATCCAGAGGATTATGTAAAAGCAAATAATTTAGGTGAGATTATTGCTATTGTTCATAGTCATCCATCAACACCTCCAGAACCAAGCCAGGCAGATCGTATAAGTTGCGAACATAGTAAATTACCCTGGTATATCGTGAATCCTAAAACTGAACAATGGAGCAAATGTATCCCAAATGGTTACGTTCCAGATCTTTTAGGCAGACAATGGGTTTGGGGTGTAACGGATTGCTGGTCACTTGTTAGAGATTGGTATAAACAGGAAAAGAATATACATTTAAAAGACTACGAAAGAAATATGACCCCCGAAGAGTTTTTAAAAGATCCTTTATTTGAAAGCTATGCGTGGAGAACAGGATTCAGAGAACTTAGAAATGATGAAAAATTAGAAAAAGGAGATGTATTATTAATGTCTATAATGCACCCAACTTTAAATCATGTAGCTATTTTTCTTGGAGATATGGTTTTACATCATTTAGCAGATAGA